CGATGCAGAGCCATCAAAAAACTGAAGGACGCCACCATCAGTCCCAATATAGTTACCGCCTGAAGCGTCTTGAATCCGAATGTATGCGCCAGTGCCAGATGCTCTATTAATGTGCAAAAGCTCACTAGGCGAGCTAGTGCCAATACCCAACCGTCCTGACGCAGTAAACCTAGCTTTTTCGTTATTGTTGCCGTCAAAAATGCCTAAAACAGCCGTTGTTCCACCAACACTGCCTGACCTTAATTTAAGAACAGTGCCACTTGTGTTTGCGTTATAAATCGACCCTGCATTACTCATTGTGTTTGCTGAAACACTACCAACACCATCAACAGTCAAACCATCAGCAGTCACAGTACCCGTAACGTCTAAAGCACCGGGAGTCACAAGATTACCAGACAGCTTTGCAGATGTAATACTATTATCTACAGGAACATTAATATCTGTCTGAGTCATTGTCATAACTTCTACAGCACTACCGCTAGGTGGAGCCGTAGAAAATGTCAGAGTAGTTCCAGAGATGCTATAGGTAGACTTGTTTTGGTATACACCGTCAATAAATACTTGCGTGTTATTTTCATTGACAGGATTTATAGTAAGCGTTAAAGTAGTATCACTACCATCACCTGTCATGCTATCAATGTTTAAGTTAGAACCTGACACACCAGCAGCTACAGAGTAAACAAGAATACTGTTGCTGTTAGCAGGAGCAGTACTAAATGTTAGTGTAGTTACGCCGCCTGATGTAGCAATGCTATAGGCATTTTGTTGTTGAAAGACACCTTCAATAAATACAAGTAAATTATCTTCAGAGGCTACTGCTTGACTTAAAGCATATGCAGTAGTGGAGCCATTACCAGTAAAACTATCAGTAGTGAAAGTATTAGTGCCTCCACCACCAATGGCTCCCCAAGCATCTGTATAGCCTTCAAACTGTGATAAGCTAGTGTTGTAGCGGAAATACCCAGCAGCAGGACTTCCGGGACGCTGTGCTGTAGTACCTACTGGTACATGTATTGAGTCTGTATTAGAGCCTAAGTCAAGTGAAACATCTGGAGAAGCATTGCCAATACCCACACGATTGTTAGTAGAGTCAACCTTTAGTGTGCTAGTATCTACAGTCAAGCCTGCAAAAGATGGGCTATCTGTTGTGGCAACGCCTTGGTTCAGTGCTTTGACGGATGCTTCACTTGTAAGCTCACTGTCCATTAGGGCACCAGCGGCAGTGACATTAGTTGTATCAGTTACATCTGCACTGGCTTCTATACCATCAAGTTTGCTATGGTCAGCATCAGTAAACGCATTAGTATCTGCATTAGACTCATAGGCAGTCTTAATTTCAGAAGCAGTCTGATCAGCAGTAGCTCCTGATTCAATACCATCCAGCTTAGTACCGTCTGTAGCTACGTCACGCCCGTCTATTAGGCCGTTAGTAGTTAAGTTACCCGATACCACAGGGGTAGCTAAAGTCTTGTTAGAGAGCGTCTGAGAGCCTGTAAGAGTCGCTACAGTAGAATCAATATCAATTGTTACAGCATTACCAGTAGCACTAGAGCTAAGACCAGTACCACCAGCGACTGTAAGGGTTTCTGAATCAAGATCAATTGCAATCGTACCGCTATCTGTAGTAACATCTAAGTCCTGTGCAGTTACCTGAGAGTCTACATAAGCCTTGACTGACTGTTGTGTAGGCACAAGTGTGGCACTGTCAGATGCCATGTTGTCTTCATCGACAAAGGCAGTGATAGTAATTGAACCATCCGAAAGGCTACCGTATGTTAAAGTGTTTACGGTAACAGCGTTGATTGTACCACCTTCTACTTTATCACCAGAGATTTGATTATCTGCGAGTGTTAAAGTACCTGCTGAAACGTCTAAAGTTTTACCAGTCCCTACAGTAATATCAGACGTAGCAATTGTAGCACCGTCTACAGTACCACCATTTATATCTGGACTTGTTAAAGTTTTGTTAGTAAGGGTTTGAGATCCTGTAAGAGTTGTTACAGTACTATCAATTGCAAAGGTTACTGCATTGCCTGAACCAGACGTATCAATACCTGTACCGCCTGTAAAGGTCAGCGACTCACTGTCTAGGTCAATGCTTAAAGCACCACCACTGTCAGCACTGAAGTCTAAATCTTGTGCTGTTACTTGCGCATCTACATAGGCTTTGATAGACTGTTGCGTAGCTAAAGATGTAGCACTATTAGAAGTTAAGCCATCTTCATCAAGAATAGCTGTTACTGTAGAGCCACTTGAGAGTACCAAAGAATCAATGTTGGCAGTCCCATTAATAAAAAGATCTTTAAATTGAAGGGAAGATGTTCCCAAGTCAATGTCATTGTCAGTAACAGGAACAATAGCACCGTCTTGAATACGAATTTGTTCAACCGCTGCGCTAGAGACTTCAACATAAAAACCCCAACGATTGTTAGTGCTATCTACTTCAATCTTGTTAAGAAAGTCAAGATCACCAATCTTAGGAATATTACCACCTTGTCCAGCAGTACCATCATGTCTGTGACCTGTATTTACTGCGCTGCTAGAAGAATAAGCAAAAGAGTTTACTAATTGGTTGTACTCGTTATTAAACAACGATGCTGATATAGTATCTCCATCAGCAAACGTACTTTGTCTGGTATAGCTCTGAGCCATCTATTATCTCCTTCCTGATGGAGTGTAGTCTATATAAAGACCATTCACTGTATATGGCGATTTTTGATCTGAACTTGTCACAATAAAACTTACAGTATGTCCACTGCCTTGTACTGTTTGACGTATTAGAGGATCTGAAGAAGCGCCAAATACATTAGCTCCAAATACACCTGATCCAAAAATACTAGGCAGCGGTATGCTGTCTAATACATAATCTAAAGGCTGCGCTATTTGAGGATCTTCATAATCATAACGCACACGTAATGTAGGTTGAACAGCCCCCTCAGGACTCATAGAAATGCGTACATAACGCATAGTCTTTTTAGTACCGACATCACCAAAATCTAAGTTAGGTGTTTGATAAGCTGCTGTTACATTAGAAGCAGTACCACCATAATCAAAAGAGTTACCTTCATCATGGTTGTATATGTAACCATCGGTATCTCCATGCCAAGTTTGTTCAATACCATTTAAATCTAAATCTGATGTTAAAGCCGTAGCTTTAATACCTTGAGTTTCTGAGTATTGAAATCCTTCATTAGTCAGTGTAGCAATAATACCTTTGGCAGCAATATTAGCTGTGCCATCTGTATTGTAGAATAATCTGTATTGTGATTTACTTCTAAGAACAGCACTGGTAATATCTAAATTATCAATGTTAGCCGCAATACTTTTAATTGTAGGTTGAATAGGTCTACTTACAGTTCCTAACTCAACGTCACCAATTCGTACCGTACCTGCAACGGTTCTAAGTCCATCGGGACTCAAGAACAATAGATCACCTGCAATTTCTTGAATGCTGTGTGCATCCATGCAACCTACATTTTTAGTAACAGGATCGACAACAATACTAGCAGCATCATTTATATTTAAAAGTTTAAAAATACTATTAGTACAGAAAATAATAAGATCACTACGAAAACTAGCTAATCCTACTACTTTGTCTTCAAGTACAATAGAGCCTGCTCCAGAACCAGTAAAATTGTCTGGGTCATTAAAAGAACTATAAAAAATTGTATTAGGGTTACTACTACCGCCATCAACTACAAAATGTCCATCATGAATTGTACCGAAATGAGGAGAAACAGAGCCACTTACTGTTACTTCATTTGCAAAAAAAGTTCTAGTAGTTAAAGCTCCTGTGCCTTCCATTCTAAAGAAATAAGGCTTGTTAGCTCCATCACATATTAAAACTTCACCATAGTCAAAAGTACCTTCAAATAAAGAAAAGCTAGTTTGTTTTTGACCAGTTCGTACTAAGTCTGAACGGCCTGTAAAAGTTGCGTAGTTATCTCCTGTACCAGCTACTCCAGACTTAGCTATAGAAATCCATGAAGTACCGTCTGTGCTAAAAAATATTCCAGTGCCTGAACAAACAATTACACCATCAGCATAACCCCTAATTCCTAATACTTTATTGGAACCATTAGGTCTAACTGCTGAAGCTCCTCCATATATACTAAACCCATTAATACGACGATAGCCGCCATCAGTATCTACTTCAAAGTTTGTTAGCTTAGAAGCAATCCCCGGCTGACCCAGCATCTCAAGTTGGTTAAGACTGGTGTATAATCCACCCTTTGCTGATAAACCAAACGGTTGAGACATTAGATAAACCTCATGCGATCATCTTTAAAATAACCCGGAGTTGGTTCCATTAAGTTTAGCTTCATTAAACGCAGACCACGCTTGTAGTCTTCAAGAGCAAATGCAGAAAACTGTGGACTTTCTTTAAATTGATAAATATAATATCTAGCTCTGTTCAGTAGTACAGGCTTGTAAGTATTTGGGAATACTGTCTCATCTCCAAATGCTGAAAGCTCTGTAGGTAATGTATAAGCATAAAACCAAATACGATATACTTTATCTGGTATAGCACTAAGACCAAACTTACGATTATCAGGACTTTTAATTACACGATCTGGTACGCCATATTGCTGCGTATCTGCATCATCTAAGTTTTCTGAAATACGTCTATAGTCTTTCCATTCTTCAATAGTAGTAAAACGTAAGTTACGAGCCTCATAAGGAGCAATCTCTCCGCTTACACCTACTGTAGTTAAATAAAAGTTATCCCAATCTATATAGCCGTAGTCAGTAACTAATGAAGAACTAGCAGGCTTTAAATTGTACCAACGCTGTCCTGCTACTGTCTCTACATAGACATTACCGTACATTGGGTCTGTTTCACCACTAAGATTTAAAGCTAGAAAAGGCCACTGTGGTTCTTCATTAACAATATCAAGATACGCTCTATTGATCGAATCTTTAACATGCTGTTGAATACCTACAGCAGAAGCAAAGCTAGAACTGGTAAGTTCAACTTCATTCATCTCTCGAAGGAGTTCATTTGCCAGATCTAGATATGTTGCCATTATTTATGTACCTTTTGAACCTCAAAGTTTGCTGACTTACTTGCGCCCTTGTGAGCCTTGTACCCATCTTTAGGATCTTTCATAAGCTTATAAGACTTACCAGACTTCATCCAGTGATAGCCTTTAGGTGCTGATACTCTCATTTTGTACGCTTTGCCATTTTGTTACAAGCAGCTTCCATTGCATAAATATCAGAGGAAGTTTTACCGCCATGACCATACATCATACGGCCCATAGCAGCGCCTGTACGTGGCTTCTTTTTGTTTTCTTCCATCATCATGTTGTAGCCGCCGCCCATCATCTTCTTTTTTCCATGATCCATTAGTCTTGCTCCATTGAGAATGTTTTACTTTTTTCCCTAGCAATATCAAATTCTGTTTGATGTTTTTTGCCAAAGATTCTATCCCAGTTTGAATCGTACTTTGCTTTGTTTTCAGTTTTATATCT